GATGGGGGAAAATGTATGGGCAGGTAAAAGCAAACAAGAAAGTAAATATTTTTAATGAAAGAACCGGCGAAAAAAAAAGTTTCAGTGGATTGGAAGCGGGCGAAGCACAAAGATTATGTTCAAAAAATAATTTAAAATTAGAAAATCCATATGACGAAATTAAAGCATTAAATAGAAGATGTGAAGAAGGTGGTTGTAATTTATCATGGAAATCTGAGGGACCATGGAAGGATGAATGTTTAATACCAGATAAATCCGGTTGGACATGTTGCGGAAAAAGAATTAATCTGCCTGTTAAAAGACCTCCACCACCTCCTCCTCCCGAAGAAATTGATCAATATAATTTATTACCCGAACCACAACCAACAAGGGCTATTGGTATTTTAAATAAAATAAGTGGACACTTATCCGGTCTTACCCCTAAATTTGAACAGGAAGATGTTCCTGTTGAGATGAAAATTAATGTTGATACAATTCCAATCAAGACCGAAGATTTAAAAATAAAAACAGAAGCTTCAAAAGAAGGATTTACGGGATATGAATTAAATAATGTCCGGGAAGGATTGCAATCTCCGGGAGTAGTTTTTTTAGATAAAAGTAATTCTTATTTAATGGAAAATAGTTTTCCTTTAATAAATACAACAGACACAGAAGTAAAAATAAAACTCAAACAAAACAATAAATATGGTTGGAATGAATTAAAAAAGAATATTTTTAAAAGTTTGACAGAAAAAGAATCAAAAAAGAAAAAATCTACAAAAATAATTGAAAGAATAGAAGGATTTAATCCTGTTGATTTTAGTAATTTTTACGATGAAACATATGATTTTGACGATTGAAAATTTAACCACTTTTTTACAATTCTCATATTTTCTCTCTTTAATGGATTTTCAATTCTCAGATGAGTACTTCTTTCTAATGTCTCAAAATAGGGACTTTGTTAATTAGTACCTTCCGGAGAATTGAAAATCCATTAAAGAGAGAAATATCAGGTTCTTGAAAAAACACATCTTTTTTTTAAAAAAAGTTGTATAATATATATGATTAAATTATTAATAATATTGATTTTTATATTATTTATAATTTTTCCAAATAGAGAAGGTTTTGGAAAAATGATGCAAGGTAAAGGAAAAACAGGGTCTATTTTAAGTGTTCCCGCTCTTTGTTCCGATCGTACAGTTGATTATTGTGAAGCAACCGATGGGTGTAAATGGAATGGTAAGAAATGTAATTTGAAGAAGGGGTGGACCACGGGTTCAATCGGAACAACTCCACTTTATGTGGAGAGAAAGTGTTCTGATCGTAAAAAAAATTGTGAATCTACTGAAGGATGTAAAAAAATACCAAATGGTTGTAAAATAAGAGATGGTTTTGTTGAAGTAAAAAATGCAGATGGAGAAATTTTATATGTTCCAACACAATGTTCTGAAAGAACAATAGATGAATGTGGATCAGGAAAAAAGTGTATTTGGGTTCAGGGTAGATGTATTAGAAGAGATGCCGGTCAAAAACATGTAGATTTACACGCAAAACAAAAAGTTTGTTATATAGATCATAAAGGTGTGGGGTTTGGTTCAGGATTATTTGTATGTTCAGAAAAACCAATGCCACTTGTTCCAATGAAATCAAAAACGGGAATTCCTGAAAGACCTCCTTCGGAAAGGAAAAATATTCCCATTATTGAACAAACTAAAAGATGTATGCCTCCATCAGATAAATGTGGAAATGATTTTGTTAATCAAGCTGTAAATTATGTTCATGAATTACAAGAATCTATTAAAACCATAAAAAAGGGATTTGAGATGTGTGCTGAAACATGTGGAAGAAAAAAACCGAAATGTGTTGATAAAGATCCAGGAGAAAATAGATGTGCTTTAAGGAATATTAAAACAAAACAAGAATGTGATAATGCTTGGGATGGTGATACATGCAAATGGATCACTGATCTTTGGAAACCATGTTCAGCTGATTGTCGTAAATGGAATTGTGAAAATTGTAAAGTTGAGGAAGAAAGAGCGAAAAAGAAAAAGGCACAAACACAATGTATGAAAGATAAAAAAATGAGAGAAATACCATTTTTGCGGGAACGAAGAAGGGTAAAACAATCACCAAAAATTGCAAATTCTTTTAAAACTATAAAACCGAGGGTTTCAGAAATTAGCATAGGAATGGATTTAAATTCAAAATTAACATCATATAATGAAAATAATTATCAAGTTGCGGGACAAAAAGAATTTCCTTTAAATATACCGGGAAAAGTTTTTAATAATTGTGTTTATAAAAGACCTACATCTGGGTTGTTTAACGAAACATTTGCGGGAGCAGCCAAATGTGGTTTATTAGGTTCAAGTTCATTGAAATGTAAAAAGTTAGAAGAATGCGAATGGTTTGAAGATAAAAAGAGTTTTGAAAAATCGGAATTGGGACAATTTTGGAAAGAGCAGGATGATATAATGAAAAAAGACGAAGAAAGAGAGATAAAAACGAGCGAAGCAATAAAATATTTATTTGAAAAAGAACCGATTGTTGCAAAAGAATTTGTAAAACGTATTATTAAGTTACCCCCAGATGTTCTTAAAGATGCGATAAAAATGATAGATTTTTTGCAAACAAAAAAGGGAAAGAATTGGAGTTTGAAAAGAGCAGGTGTTCCGTTTAATACGTGGTTTTTAGACTATATGATAAAATTTTCATCTGCAAAATAAAAAGTTATATTATTATATGAACTATTATATTTTAGGAGTTGCTATTATTTTAATTATATTAATGATTGGAACTAAAAAAAGAGGGAATGGATCAATGAAGGAGGGGTTTACGACGGGTAAGGTTTGGTTGGCGAATCGTAGACAAAGTTGCCCTGATTCGGAACGAATTAAAACGCCCGAAGAGTGTGGGAGAGCCGTCCTTAAATTGAGGGACGAGCAAAATATGTTTAAATCGGGGTCAGGTTTGTATAGTAGTACCAGTCCTGGGCGGCGCGACTGGGGTGTGCGAGATAAGGACCGTGGATACAAAGGCAAAACGGCACACCCATTTGATAGTGCGTGGAATCATCTTCCTCAAGGATGCAGTGTACATACCAGCAACCACCACAACTACGTATATTTTAATAGACAAACAACCCGAAATACCCCACACCATAGTTTTCAAGCGGTTTGTGGAATTTTACCAGAGCCTAAAAAAGAAAGATATTGGTATCATGATTCTGAAAATTACGAACAATGTCCTCCTGGCACACGAATAACAACAGAGGAAGAGTGTAAAAAAGCGGCGAAGTATGTAAACCGCGAAGGCGGGAAATTTGACCACAAGCTCTACAATTGGATCACGACGGCAAGGAAGTACTCAAAGTGGGCCGACCTAGAAGAAGATCTCCCAAAAGGATGCTTTGGAAAAAGGGGGACGAAGATAAAAAACGCGGCGGCCGGCAATACCGCCTCGCTCGCGTACTTTAATTCAAAAGGTAAAAGTTGGGATATGCCCCATAAATCAAAACATTTTCGGCCTATTTGTGGAACGAAGCCGACGAAGCCGTTAAGATATTCTAAAGCGCCGCCTAGGAGAACTTGTCAAGGGGTGGGAAAAAGACGAATTACAACCAGCGAGGAGTGCGTAAAAGCGCATGAGGAGCTCAAAGACTGGGGTATTCTGAGGGAGGTGCGGAACAAGGGCTCAAAGGTCTGGCATGTGGCCAAAGACTCAAGAGCGTGGAGGCCAAAAGGATGTTACACGACTACCCGTGACGTGGGCGAGTATGGCGGCGTCGACCCCCGTGAAACCCGCAACGACGTGTGGTTTTCGCATTTTAATACAAGTACTGATCGATGGGGGGGCGTGGACCACAAGATTGCGCCCTCGCATGTCGCTATTTGTGCGGATAAATCCACACCACCTCCTCCGCCGCCGGCGTCGCAATGCAGATTTGGTATAGCTGGGAAAAACTGGAAATCGAACATATGGGAGGCCGTGTCCCCGCATAACTTTAAAACAATTGAAAGCGCGTTCCGTGCTTTTTACAATGCAAACAACGGAATTCCGGTCTTGGAAAGATTTAAACACAAAAATTGTTGTATAATGTTGGGAGATAAGCTGGCCGCGTGGACAAAGAAGGGGAGCTGGCCCACTGTTCTCACCATCAACACCTCTTATGGCGAGAAGAGCTGTTACCCGTTTCTTACGAACTCCTTGTCACATGCCCGCCTCAACGGGGTTTACTACAAGAAAGGTGACAAAATAAAGATTACTTGGCATGGGACCTCCAAGCCTTTTTTCCCGTTGACTAGATCTCATGAGTTAGGTATAAAGAATAGTACATGTGGGGGCGGCTGGGATAATAACCCAACACTTTACATGATTCGCGGTATGAGGTGTGGGACACCACCGCCGTCGCCGCCACCGCCGTCGCCGGCGTCGCCGCCGCCACCGCCACCGCCACCGCCGCCACCGATTCCGCCAGTAAAATCAGGAAAAGTTGCAATGCCTGATTGTGTAAAATATAATTGGAGCGACTGGTCTCCTTGCAACAGAATGTGTGCAGGCGGGTTACAAACAAGAACTCGTGGAAACAATGGTAATTGTATACAAAGTGGAAAGGTTGTTTATTACGATTCGGAAGAAAGATCATGTAATACTCACCAATGTCCTCGTGGACCAACAGGACAAAGAGGTGAAATAGGTTTGCTTGGTCCAAGAGGTTTGGTAGGTCCCAAAGGACCAAGAGGAAAATCGGGTGGTGGTACAGGTTTTCCGGGTAATAGTGGTTTAGTAGGTGGCGTTGGAGAAAGAGGTGCTCAAGGACCATCAGGTCCAAGAGGAGAAAGAGGTTTTAGGGGCGAAGAAGGAAAAGTTTTAAGCAAATCGCAGGTAAATAATGATTTATTATCAGATATTTATGAACAATTAATGAAGATTGGGGGTGTTGAAGAAGATTTTTCAAACCTTAAACCTTTTAATAATTCAAATTATAAATAGAAAACTTTTTTACAAAGTTAATATATATGGAATTTCTTTTTTTAATATTAATATTATTATTTTTTTTATTTAGAAAACCTAATGTTGAAGGTATAAGTAATTGCCAATGGTCACAATGGGGACCTTGGACAAAGTGTTCAGAAAATTGTGGTGGTGGCGAACAAAGTCGTGCTCGTGCAAATAATGGTGGGTGTGGAGCGTGGCCCGATAATCGTCAAATGGAAACGCGATTTTGTAATAATCATTCTTGTCCTAGTGGACAAAGGGGTGAAATCGGAGATAAGGGTGAACAGGGTAAGATTGGTCCTCCAGGATTCAAGGGTGAAGATGGAAAATCAATAGAAATTCGTGGAGCTACGGGAGATATTGGAATTCAAGGTCCCGAAGGAGAGGAAGGTGATGTTGGGGATAGAGGTGAAAGAGGGTCTCTGGGTCCACGAGGAAGACCAGGTTTATTAATAAATCGCGGCAATCGTTTGAAACATGATTTAGCAAGAATTTATAATACATTAAAAAAAATAAACCCGGAGACTGCGTCAAAAGAATATATTCAAAAAACAATTGGCGAGGGAATGTCTCCAATGAAAGCATACAATATGAAAAATTATTATTGATATATATTATATGAATTATAATAATAGAATTTTGTTATTTGTATTATTATTTATTTTGTTTAGTGGTTTATTTAACAATAGAGAAGGATTGATTTATGGTCCAAGGGGTCATGTTGGTCCTCGTGGGGAACAGGGAGATGAGGGACCAAGGGGGTATCAAGGTCCGCCTGGAGATGCTGGTCTTGCTACAGGGGGTGTAGGTCCACAAGGTCCACGTGGGCCTGAAGGTCCTCAAGGCGAAAGGGGAGATAGGGGACAAAAAGGAATGCGTGGTGAACGAGGTCCGGTTGGTCCACCGGGAAGGGAAGATCCGCAGGAAACTTTACGTATTTTAGATCAATTGACAGCAATGGACGAAGGAATTGATAATTTATTTTTTGAAGATTAGTTATTTTATCATTTATATATATCATGAACTATTTTATTTTAGGAGTTGCTATTATTTTAATTATATTAATGATGGGAACCAATCGTGAAGGACTGAGAGGGATGTTGGTTTTACAAAATCATCGTACAAATAAATGTCTTGTTTCAAGAAAGAATGGAAGTTTGTACATGAAACAATTTCCATTTCAGTACCAATGTAATAGAAATTATGGTGATCAACAGTGGGAGAATATAGGATCGGGTAATAATATAGTATTAAAAAATAAACTCACAGGTAAATGTCTTCAAGCACAAACAAACGGCTCGGCGCAGCGGCAGCGGCGCGCGGGGGAAATGGGTTATGTAAAACAGCTTAGTTGTAATAAAAATGATAACAGATATCAGTGGGAAAATATTGGAAGTGGAAATATTATAAAATTAAAAAATAAATACACGAAAAATTGTTTGAATTTTGATGTAACGAGGGGGCAGAAGGGAATGAGTACGCAATGGTGTGGGAGAAGTTTTACGAATCAAAGA